TTTAATTTACATGAAGATTCTTAAAAAGAGTTTTGCATTCCTTGTTTATGAGTCAAAGAATAGTCATGAACTTTCTTTGTTCCCTGTTAAACTAACTGATCACTATAAGAATTTTATTAATTACTTTTTTGATTGGATGAGAGAAGTAAAGAAGGCATCCGATGACGGTCTTCTTCCTGAAAATCCTTACCGTTCAAACTCTAAAGTTTGCAAAGGTTGTGATTTCGAAACAGTATGTCGCACAAAACCAAAGGGTGATATTAAAATAGCACCAAGGAAAGATCTTGAGTAAATTTTGTAAACTATGCGATAATCATTTTGAAAGCAATAATAAAAATCAAATATATTGCTCACCTGAGTGCAGGGCAACTGCAACAAAGGAAAAGATTATGCAAAGATACAAGGTTTCAAAGGTTAAGTCTCGTGCTACAAAGTCAAGAAAATGTGCTGGTGGGTGTGGTATAGAAATTAGTATTTATAATGATATTGGATTTTGTAATAGCTGTATGATGAGTAAAAGAAAGCTTGACCAAACTTTAAAAGATATAAAAGGATTTTTTGATTATGACCAAACCTAGTTGGAAAGATATTGGAAAGCCAAAAAGATTTATCTCTATAGATGCTTCTTCTACTTCTGCTGCCTTTGCAATATTTGAAAATGATGAGTTGGTAAAATTTGGAAAGATTAATTTTACTGGAAATGATCATTATAAAAAAGCTGGAGATGCTTGTAAAAAACTTACTCCACTTTTTAAAGATTTTAATGTTGAGGTAGTTGTAATCGAAAATACTATTTTTGCAAACTCTCCAAAAACATCAATGCAGTTAGCCCTTGCACAAGGGGCTATTGTTAGTGCAGCATATATCAATGGCGTAAAAGACATCTACCCCTGCGTACCAGTTGCTTGGCAGAACTGGATTGGCAATAAGGTTCTAACAAAAGAAGAAAAGTTTGAACTAAGAAAACAAACTCCTGGAAAGTCAGAGTCTTGGTACAAAGGCAAGGAAAGAGAGTTCAGAAAGAATAGAACTATTAGACTTGTCAATATAGAATTTATGACTGATGTAAGTGACAACGATGTTGCAGACGCTATTGCTATTGGATGGTATGCAACAAATAATTGGAATAAGATAAGTAAACTTGACTTATAAAGGATATAATGATATTATGAAAATGTACACTAATGAAAATTGGTTAAGAAAAAGATTCTTGCTAGATAAAAAATCTCCAGAAGACATTGCAAAAGAATGTGGAGTTTCTGTTGAAACTATCTATGTGTATCTTGGTAAATTTGGATTAAGAAAGAGTAGAAGAAAATAATGGCTGAATATCCCTCAGAAGCATTCTTTGTAAATAAGAATGAAGACAAGATTAAAAAGATTCTTGAACTCTCTAAAACTGCACCAGCTGGATATAGTATTCTTGCTGCCTGTCTAGAAATTACAGAAATGTTGCTAGAAAAAAATGTAGCATATGGAAACTCTGCTCTTAATCCTATTCGCATCTTTAGTAATGCAGACGATATGGAGCAGTTAAATGTCCGTATTGATGATAAGTTGAATAGAATTAAAAATAAAAAGCTATATGCAGGTGACAATGATGAAGACGATTTGATTGGATATCTATTGCTAAAGAAGGCTAAAAAGCGTGGCTAAAAGAAAGATAACTTACTTAGATAGGTTTGAAAGAAAGTTTTCAATGGTTACTGAAACTGGTCACGAAATAAATAAAGGTGACTTGATTAAGATTTCTGGAGAATATGGGGCTACTTTTAAGTTTCAATGCCTAGTCAAAAATCCTGAAAATGGTGTAGAATGGATAGACTGCTTTCAAATGCTGAAGGATACATCTGGACCAACTAGGTCTTTTTATCCTGATAGAGTTAAGGCAGTAAAGAAGAGAGGTAAGCGTGTCAAGCGAAGCAGCGTTAGTTAATCATTTAGACCTTGTAAACAAGGTTGCATCAGAGTACCTAAAAGGATCTGATGCTTCAGAGATTTCAAAAATACTAAACATTCCAAGAGTAAAAGTTACTGAGCTTCTTACTGACTGGAGAGTTATGGCTGCCAACAATCAGGCAATCCATGCTCGTGCAAAAGAAGCCCTTGCTGGTGCAGACCAACATTTTTCATCTTTAATTAAAAAAGCATATGAAGTTATTGACTCTGCAGATACCACTGCAAACTTAACCGCTAAGACAACATCTATTAAGCTTATTGCTGATATTGAAAGTAAGAGACTTGAGATGTTGCAAAAAGCAGGTCTGCTTGATAATCAAGAACTTGCTGATGAACTTTTAGAAACAGAAAGAAAGCAAGAAATTCTTATTTCAATTCTTAAAGAAGTAACTTCATCCTGTGAATCTTGTAGACCAAAAGTTTTGACAAAACTTTCTCAAGTTAATGAGGGTGGGGTAGTTTTAATTGACAATTGATATTAGTGACTTTATGGAGGCTCTTGATGAGTCACCATTTTCAGAAACCCCAGTTGACGTTGTAACATTTGTTACAGGTGAAAAATATTTAAACCAGCCAGACTTGTCAGAGTATCAATATACTCTTGTAGAATGCATGAGCCAAATCTATCAAGAAAAAGACATCATTAGATATATGGGTGAAGAAGCTGGTAAAGAACATTATAAAAAATATACTAAAAGTGAAATCATTATGCAGCTTGGAAAGGGTAGTGGAAAAGACTATACCTCTACAGTTGGATGTTCTTACTTAGTTTATAAATTGTTATGTTTAAAAGATCCTTCAAGATATTTTGGTAAGCCATCTAATGATGCTATTGATATTATGAACGTTGCTATCAATGCTCAACAGGCTAAGAATGTTTTCTTCAAAGGATTTAGAAGTAAGATAGAAGGATCTCCGTGGTTTGCAGGAAAGTTTTCTCCACCAAAGATTGATAGCATTGAATTTGATAAAGCAATTACTGTGTACTCTGGTCACTCTGAAAGAGAATCTGCTGAAGGCTTGAACTTAATGCTGGCAATTCTTGATGAGATCTCTGGCTTTGCAATGGAGTCTGCAAGTGGAAACGATCACGCTAAGACTGCTGACAATATTTATAAAGCATTCCGTGGATCTGTTGACTCTCGCTTTCCAGACTTTGGAAAGGTAGTTCTTCTTTCATTCCCTCGTTTTAAAGGTGACTTTATTTCAACAAGGTACGAAGATGTTATTGCAGAAAAAGAAACCATCGTAAGATCGCATGAGTTTATTTTAAATCCAGCACTGTCAGAAGATGACCCACAAAATAAATTTACTGTAGAGTGGGATGAAGACCACATCAACTCATATAAGCTTCCTGGAGTCTTTGCACTTAAAAGACCAACTTGGGAGATTAATCCTACAAGAAAAATTGAAGATTTTAAATTAGCTTTCTTTACAGATATGCCAGATGCACTAATGCGTTTTGCCTGTATGCCAACTACCTCCTCTGACGCTTTCTTTAAAAATAGAGAAAAACTTGGAATGGCATTTAAAAAGCACAACCCTATTGATGTTTCTAAAAGAATCGAACAGTCTTTTCAACCAGACCCAGACACAACCTATTACGTTCACGCTGACCTTGCACAGAAGCACGATAAGTGTGCGGTATCAATTGCCCACATTGATAAGTGGGTAAGTCTGCAATCATTTAATGATTATCAGCAGATTGTTCCGTTTGTTGTAGTTGATGCAATCGTGTACTGGGAACCTAAAAAAGAAGGTCCAGTAGATTTATCAGAAGTAAAGAATTGGATTATTAACTTAAGAAGGCTTGGTTTCAATCTAGGACTAGTAACCTTTGACCGTTGGAACTCTTTTGATATTCAAAGAGATTTAAGTAGTGTTGGAATTAAAACAGAAACTCTTTCAGTAGCTAAAAAACATTATGAAGATCTTTCTATGCTTGTTTATGAAGAAAGAATAGTTTTACCTCAAATAGATTTATTACTTGAGGAGATGCAGGAACTTAGAATTATGAATAATAATAGAGTAGACCACCCAAGAAAGAAGTCTAAGGACCTTGCAGATGCTATGTGTGGCTCTGTATATAATGCAATTAGTCACACAAGAAGAGAAAAAATTCAGGAAGTAGAAATTCATACCTACCAGTCTCGTCCAAAAGTTGACAAGGATGATGAAAAGATGATAAAATCTAAGCCTGAGATGACGGAAGATATTAAAGAATATCTTATGAATTTTAATTTAATTTAGTAGAAAATGGACCTAAGTTTATGAAAGAATATTTAGCAAATAATGACATTTGCTTTGATGATATCTTAATGGTTCCACAATATTCGGAAGTAGTTAGTAGAACAGCCGTAGATTTAAAGATGCCCGTTGGTGGCTCTACCTGGCTAGACTTTCCAGTAATCGCATCTCCAATGGACACAGTTTGTGAAAAAGATATGGCTATTGCAATTGCTGAATCTGGCGGAATTGGAATTATCCATAGGTTTATGTCTGTAAAAAAACAAATAAAAATGGTTAAAGAAGTAAATAGTTATAACAATCTTAACCTACCTGTTGGTGCAGCACTATCAAGTACATTCCTTGAAGAACAGGTAGAAAAACTAATCTCTGCTGGAGTTTCTATGCTTTTAATTGACACTGCAAATGGTCATAGTAAAATGGCAATTGATGCAACAATAAGGTTAAAGAATCTTGTTGGAAACGATATTCATATTATGTCTGGGAATGTTGCAACAGCAGAAGGATATATTGCCCTGGATGCTGCAGGTGCTGATTCTATTAGAGTTGGTATTGGTGGCGGTAGTATGTGCACAACAAGGATAGTATCTGGTCATGGTATTCCAACACTATCTTCAATTATAAACGTGCGAGAGACAAAAGATAAGTTTGGCTTAAATGCTGCCATTGTAGCAGATGGTGGAATTAGAAATACTGGAGATATGATTAAGGCATTTGCAGCAGGAGCAGACTCTGTAATGCTGGGCTCAATGTTGGCTGGTACTGATGAATCTCCAGGGTCTTTACATTTTAAAGGTAATAAAAAGTTTAAATCTTTTAGAGGAATGGCAAGCAAAGAAGCTAATAAGGATAAAGACATTGCAGTTGCAGAAGGAGTATCTACAATGATTCCATATAAGGGATCTGTAAAAGATATTTTTAAAGATATCAAGGGTGGAATTGGAAGTGGATGCTCTTATAGTGGGGTAGATTTCCTTTGCAATCTATATCAAGAATCTATGTATGTAAAAGTTTCACCACTAACTGTAAAGGAGTCAATGCCACATGGAAGATAATGAAGAAATGAGTAGCGAAGAATTATCAGAAATGATTGAGTACTTAATTGAAGTAGGTGCTATGGAAATTATGGGGTATGATTCTATATCAGATCAGTTTACATACAAGGTAACTTCAAAATGTAAAGAACTTTATCCAGAATTATATTATGCACATTATGAAGCCGTTGGAGAAATGGCTAGTCAGTTGTGGATGAAAGATGTTGTAGACATAGTGTTTACTGAAGGACAAACCGTTGTTGGAGTTACTCCAGAACAAGTAGAATATATAAAAGAAAATATAAGTACTTTTTCTGATGATGAAAGATTTTTTCTTGAAGTATTACTAAATCATTATGAGCAAAAATAGGATATAATATTAGTTGTGGATATTATTAAATCAGCAGAATGGGAAGGCGAACCCCTTTACAATATGCTTTCAGAAGATGAAAAAGCCTTTGCAGATTCTTTGTTAAAATTAACAGAAGAGCTTGGACCGCTAGATCAATCAGAGGGGATCTGGATTGGTTATGAAGATGGTGCTAATAATGAAAATGCTTCCATTGGGGTAAAGTGTGGAAACTGTGCACTTCACAAATCTTCTATTGCCTGTGCAATTATTGCTCAACAAATTGAAGAAGAAGGTGCTTGCAGACTTGCAGTAATTCCAGATGGGTATGTAAATTCTGATATGAAAAATTCTGGAGAAGAGTTTGAAGAAATGATTCCTGAAATGTCAAAAGCCGATTCAGTTAGAGTTGGTCAAATGGTTTCTTGGAATTCAAGTGGCGGAACTGCTAGAGGAAAAGTAGTTAGAGTGGTTAGAAATGGCTCTATCAATGTTCCTAATTCTGATTTTACAATTACAGGAACTCCAGATAATCCAGCAGCACTTATTAGAATTTATAGAGATGGCAAGCCAACAGAAACTTTAGTTGGTCATAGGGTAGAAACTCTAAGGGTATCAACTTCAAAAGCACACCACGATGATGTTATTGGAAATGATGATGTTCCAAATACAAGAGCTCACTCAATGGAAGATTGTGATGATAAAAATTGTCCACAGCATTCAATGGGTAAAAAAGATTACTCTGATAAAGAAAGACAGATTTTAGCTCGTAGAGATATGGCTTTGCCTGATGGATCTTTTCCAATTGTTACTGCAGCAGATTTAAGTAATGCAGTTCAGGCAGTTGGTCGTGCATCAAATTATGCAAGGGCTCGTAATCATATTATAAGAAGAGCTGAAGCACTTAACAGAACTGATTTACTTCCAGAAGAATGGAAGCCAAAGTCTGAAAGAAAAAAATATGATATGGAAAAAAGAGATGTGTCAGATATTGATTTAAAGCCAACTGAATCAATGGCAAACAATGCAAAAAGAGGTTTAGAGCTAAGAGCTAAGTTTGGTAGAGGCGGAACTGCAGTTGGAGTTGCTCGTGCTCGTGATTTGGTAAACGGTAGAGATCTTAGCCCTGAAACAGTCGCTAGAATGTATTCATTTTTTTCAAGACACGAAGTAGACAAGCAAGGTAAAGATTGGGACAATGCAGAACGTCCATCAAACGGAAAGATAGCCTGGTTACTTTGGGGTGGAGACTCTGGATTTGCTTGGTCAACACAAAAATGGAAAGCAATTCAAAACGCAAGAGCATCTAAATCAGATGATACTTGGACAGATTCACCATTTTCTTTTTATAAATAATAGGAGGCTATATGCAAAAGTTATCTCCCTTGCAAAGAATATCAGCCTGTCTAATTGCTATAAACTTTTTTGCAATAAACTTATTTGTAATACTTACCTCTTTAATTCAAAAAAATAAAGAAGAAGACTTTTCCGTATCATTTAAAGGATTTTCTAGGAAAAGTCAGATATGTAAAATTTTAGATGAAGGAACTGTAAGAGTAGCCATACAAGATAATAATGCTTATTGGGTAATAGATAATATTCTATATAAGGCAGACATTAGTAAAGATGGTAAGATTCTTAATGAAAATGCTGTAAGAGTAGATGTTTTTGACCTTTCCGAAAAAGAAGTAAATAATCTTCTTTCAATAATTGATACCATAAGTAGTTAGTTTAAAGTTGACATTTGTCAGATAAAAATGTATAATAGTATTTAATAGAAAAGGATTTACTATGGTTATTGTAGTTGAGGGAACAAAACAGTTCGCTGATTATGAGATATTTATGAGGGCTATGACAGTTGCACTGTCAACCCCAAATGATAACAATCAAATACAGGTGTGGACTCTTGGACCACATAAGATTAATAACTTTACTGCAGCGTTTTGCAACTCTTCAGAAAACTATTTAAAACAAAAAGGTTTTAAAGTTTCCTTTTCTAAAATAAATGAACAATGGGTTAAACAAAATATTGAACATGTTACATATTATGCATATTTTAGTTTGCCAAAAGAACCATTGTCAAAATTTGCAACATATATGGAACATCAAGAAGGTCTTGAGATGGGAATTTTTAGGTATTAAATGAGTCTAACAGTTTGGTCTTTAATAATTTTTGCAACATACAGTTTGTTTTATTTGTCAATGCTTTTTGCGGTGATGCTAAAAACAAGTGTAACAAAGATAGCAACTATGGTTGTATGTTGGATGGTATACCAGATAGCTACACTATGGTATGGTCTTGCTACAGATCAAATAGGATTTATTTTAATGTTCATATTCCAATTTATTGTTACAATTTTAACAGTAATTATTAGCACAGAAAGATCTATCAATGAAGATATCTGATTTACAGAAAATGGAATCAATTGTAAGTGGCAACCCTTCTTTAACTTGGGAAGGCTGGAACGTTGTGTTTCTTGAAAAAGATGAACAGGCTAGTCTAAAAAAGAATGCAGCCTTTATTGATTCTACCTGGCACAAGAAAGTTGTGTTCGAAAATACTGGTGGGGTCTGGGATATTCCAGACTCTATATTAAGGAAGGGCGATGTACAAGTTCGATGAAAAAGCTTTATGCCTTAATATGGATACAAATCTTTTCTTTGATCAATATGAAGAAAATCCAGAAGTTTCCAAAAAAGTAGACCTACTGTGTATAAAATGTCCAGCACAAAGACAGTGCTTAGCATATGGAGTTAGTAATTCTGAGTGGGGTGTTTGGGGTGGCGTTTACTTGGAGGGTGGAAAGATATCTAAAGAGTTTAACAGTCATAAAGAAAAGACTGACTGGTTTAGTGTATGGTCTGGAATTACAATGGAGAGTAATTAATGTATACAAGTAAGATGAAACATGCAATTAGATCTGTAAAAGCTCCAAAAGATTTTGAGATAGCAATTGCAGACTATGATCATTTTCTTGCTATTCAATTTTACGAAAGTCATTGGAGACATTTAAATGACAATGAAAGGCTTCGTTGTATAGAGTATATGACGAAAGTAAAAAATATCTTAGAGTCGTTAGGTGCGAATGTCTCACTTGACCCAATTCTAGATATCAAGTATAATGATGAAAGACAGCTATAAGGAGTAAAAATGGCTACAACAATTACGGTAATAGGAAACCTAGTTAAAGATCCAGAAAAGAAGGATCTTGGCTCAGGAAAAGTTCTTGCAAAGCTTCGTGTTGCAAGTACAGAAAGATTCCAGGATTCTGATGGAACTTGGAAAGATGGAGACACAGCATTTTATGATGTTGTATGTTGGAGAACTCTGGCAGAAAATGTCTCATCAAATCTTTCAAAAGGAAATAAGGTAATCGTTCATGGTAAATTAAAGTATCGTGAATTTGATCGAAAAGACGGAACTAAGGGTAATGCCTTTGAAATTGATGCAACCGATGTTGGTTCATCACTATCAATTAAGTCTGGAACATTTAATAAGACTAGCAATGTTTCAAACTCAACAGTTTCAGTTGGAGCAGAAGAGCCTGATCCTTGGGCTTAGTAGGAGTGCCCCCGAAAGGGGGCTCTTTTAGTTTGACAAAATACAAAAAGTTTGGTAGAGTATATTAATGCCAGTATATTTATATGCATGTGAAAAGTGCGAAGATAATAAAGAACTAGTTAAGGGAATGAATGATCCTGACCCAGAAATTTGTCCAGATTGTAAAAGCACAATCAAAAGAGTTTTTGGTGTAGGTGGAATTCAATTCAAAGGTAAAGGATTTTATAGCACAGGTGGCTAGTAGGAGAAAAAATGTCTAGTAAAAATGAAATGTTAGTTAATGAAAAACAATATCGTGCAGTTATAACAAAAGTTAAAGGTGGATGGAAAGCATCTGTTCAAGTTAGACTTGGAATTAACGAATGGAAAAAAGTTCCATGTGGCTTAAAAGGTTTAGTTTTTCCATCAAATACTGCTGCTGAAAATGTGGCAAGACTTAAGATGAAAGAACAAATAAGCCTTGATAAAAATGATAAAGATGAATCATATGTTATCTACCCTAAATAAAAATAAAGGATATCAGTATGACTTCTTTTCAGAAGAATGGTCTTTTGAATGTGGGGCTTGTGGTACAGAGCTTTATGCTCCTACCAAGAAACATATGGAAGGCAACTTCTGGATTCATACTCATTCAAAAGAATGTCTTGGTGGATGGTAATGAATAAAGAAGAGTTAGAAGAAGCCTTATCTCAAATAGAAGAAGAGATTATGGTTATGGATGGTTTTGAAGAAGCCTTTATAGGCTTATCTTTAAGATGTGGTCAACCAACACTTGCCACATATTCCTGGGAAAAAATGGTAGATGTTTTGATGGACAGAGATGATATGGAATATGATGAAGCGGTTGAATACATATCTTATAATTGTCTTGGTGCATGGATGGGTGAACTCACTCCAATCATAGTGCTACCTCTGGAGTTTTAATGCCTGATAAAAAAGAAGTTTATAACGAATGTTATATGTGTGAAAATATGTACCTAGATATATTAGATTTAATAAATCATATAAGGTTAGAGCACAAGGAAGAAACTGGTACACAATGAGCTTTCTTATTGAAAAAGTTAAAGAGATGTTAGAAGAGTATCAAAAAGAAAATGGAACTCTTGATGATAAAGAATATGAAAAACTTTTTGTACATTTTTATTTAGAAAATGAAGATGAGTACTTAAAGAAAAGAATTAAGTCAATTAGATCTGATGGTAAAAAGAGAGTATGATGGAATTTAAAATAGAGCACGATGTAGACAAAGGACCGCTAGTTAGATGGATAGCTAATCAGGCTATGAATGTATCTGGCTGGTTGGCAAAAGTATCCTCTCCATATGCAGATATGTATACAGCAGTATGGGATGATTATGAAGATGAAAGTGATCTTGCTGAGCCACATAACCAAATGGGAATATTTGATAACCTAGAACCCTTGCCACAGTTTGATCGTTTAACAGAAGATTTAATCTAATGTCAGACGATTATTATTACTATAGAGATCAAGTAAAAGAACTTCAAACTGTTAATGATTTTGTTAGAAGGAATACTTTACTTTCTGTCCAAAATAGGATAGAGTATGTTAAAAATGAAAGAGAAAAATTAGGTCTGCCATTAAGCGGTATAGATATGGCAATTGAGGTAGTTAGGACAATGTTAAATGAAAAATAAAAAAGAAGTAAAAGATGATAGAACAATTATTTATGAAAATAATCTATACACAGTAGATGAGTTTGTTAATAAATATTCTAACGCTTTAAAGTCATATTTACTTACAAGACAGCTTGGAGATAAGAGCAAAAAGTCACACATAGTTGATCTTGCGGTAGAAAATGCATCCTTTGCAGAATCTCTTTATATTTCAGTAGATAGTTTTAGATAATGTTTTTAACAAAGATGATTAGATTTGCAGAAAAAATTGGTATGGATGTAGACGAACTTATGGAAATGACAGTTCTAGATGCCATAATGAAAATAGAAGAGACTAGAGATATGTGGGCAGACTTAAGAAAAGAAATAGGATAGTCTTTAAGGTATAATTAAATGGTGAACTCTATGATAGATATAAAAGTAATTGGTTGCGGTGGCGGTGGAACAAACGCTGTTGATAGCATGATTTTGCAAGGACTATCTGGAGTTGAATTTATTGCAGTTAATACTGACGTTCAAGCATTAATGCCAAGCTTGGCAGATGTTAAAATTGATATTGGAAGAGATAGAACTAGCGGTCTTGGTGCTGGAGCAGATCCAAATATTGGAAGGCTTTCGGCAAAAGATAGTATAAGTGAAATATCAGAAGTTGTTTCTGGTGCGGATGTTGTTTTTGTAACTGCTGGAATGGGTGGTGGAACTGGAACTGGTTCTGCACCTATAGTTGCTGGATGTGCTAAAAAAGCTGGAGCCTTAACCGTAGGCGTTGTAACTACGCCATTTGGGTTTGAGGGCAAGAAGCGTATGAATAATGCCTTAGAAGGAATTAATAGTTTTAGTAAAGAAGTAGATACTCTTATAGTTATTCCAAATGAAAATCTTATTTCAATGCTTGACCCAGAAATATCTATGCAGGATGCATTTAAAGAAGCAGACAATGTTTTATTAAAAGCAATAGCAGGAATATCTGATTTAATAACTACCCCTGGTCAAATTAATATTGACTTTGCAGATATTAAAAGAGTTATGAAAGATGCTGGATCTGCATTTATGGGAATTGGCTATGCAGATGGGGAAGATCGTGCAGAAGTTGCAGGTAATGAAGCAATTACAAGTCCAATTCTTAATGTTGATCTTAATGGTGCAATGGGTGTTTTAATTTCAATAGCATCATCTGGTCAAATTAAAATGCAAGAAGTTAACAAGATTGCATCTCTTGTAGCAGATAAAGCACACGAAGATGCTGATATCATATTTGGAACAGTCTTAGATCCAGATCTTGAGGATGGTATTCTAGTAACTGTCATAGCGACAGGCTTTGTAAATGAATGATATTCAATGGACCTTTGGAATTATAACTGTCTATGAAGATAAGCAAAGACTTCAAGAGATCATAGAGAGCATTCGTAATCTTAATATTCCAGAATATGAAATACTATTTGTTGGTGGTGGAGATAGCTCTGATATTGATGGTGAAGATATTAGAAAGATTGACTTTGATGAATCAGTTAAAGAAAGATGGATTACAAGAAAAAAGAATATACTTGTAAAAGAATCCAAATACAACAATATAGTTTTAATGCACGACTATCATATCTTTGATAAGGACTGGTACAAAAACTTTGTTGAGTTTGGAACTGATTGGGAAATTTGCTCTTGCCCGCAATACTTAATTACTGGATCAAGAAATCCCATGGACTGGTCTCTTTGGGATAAGCCAGGTTATGGAAGAGCCTGGTCTTTAAACTATGATGACTGGTCTCAGACACAATATATGTACATCTCTGGTGGGTTCTTTATGGTCAAGCGTCATGTAATGATTGAAGAACCACTTGATGAAAGTCGTGGATGGAATGAAGAAGAAGATGTTGAATGGTCTTACAGGGTAAGAGATAAATATGTTATGAAGTGCAATGGTAAAAGTATTGTTAGACATAACAAGTGGCATAGACACGCAGGACCTCAAAGATGAGTAATAGATTAGTTATATTTGATTTAGATGGTGTTCTAATTGATTCAAAAGATTTGCATTATAAAGCTCTAAACAATGCTTTAGAAAAGGTTGATCCAAAATATAAAATATCTTATCAAGAGCATTTATCAAAATATGACGGATTGAATACTAGGAAAAAGCTTTCTATGCTTACCAAAGAAAAAGGGCTGCCACAAGAATCTCATAACAATGTATGGAAAGATAAGCAGGAAGAAACATTTTTAATGCTTGAAAATATTCCAGCAAATACAAACGCTATAAGCATCATGTTATACCTAAAATCTGAGGGCTGGAAGATTGCCGTAGCATCTAATAGTATTAGAGAAACTATCATAAAGTCTTTACACGGAATACAGGTACTTCATTTAGTAGACTACATTGTTAGCAACGAGGATGTCTGGCATCCAAAGCCACATCCAGAAATGTATTGGAAGTGTATGGTAGCGTTAGATGCATTCCCAAAAGATACAATAATTATAGAAGACTCTCACATTGGAAGGCAGGGAGCTTTAAATTCTGGGGCAAACCTATACCCAGTTAAAGATTCTTATGATCTTAATGATACAATATTCATAGAGTTTATAGAAAGATTTGAAAAGAAAGAGAGAACTGGACAAGTGCCTTGGAAAAATAAAGAGATGAATGTTCTTATACCTATGGCTGGTGCAGGTTCAAGATTTGCACAAGCAGGTTATACTTTTCCAAAGCCATTGATTGAAGTTAACGGTAAGCCAATGATCCAGATAGTTGTTGAAAATCTTAACATTGATGCACATTATATCTTCTTAGTACAAAAAGATCATTATGAAAAATATAATCTTAAACAACTTCTTAATCTCATTGCTCCAGACTGTGACATAGTTATTGTTGATGGAATGACTGAGGGTGCTGCTTGTACAACTTTACTTGCTCAAGAGCTTATCAATAGCGACAAGCCGCTACTAATGGCTAACTCTGATCAGTATGTGGAATGGGACTCTAACGAAGCATTGTATGAGTTTGGTGCTAGTAATATAGACGGTGGAATACTTTCATTTAAAGCAACTCATCCAAAGTGGTCTTTTGCAAAAGTTGGCGAAGATGGATTTGTTTCAGAGGTAGCAGAAAAGAATCCAATTTCTGATAATGCAACAGTTGGTATATACTATTGGAAACACGGATCTGATTATGTTAAGTATGCAAATCAAATGATTGATAAAAACATTAGAACTAACAATGAATTTTATGTTTGCCCTGTTTTTAATGAAGCAATTGAAGATGGTAAAAAGGTAAGATTAAAAACTATTGATAAGATGTGGGGAATTGGAACCCCTGAAGACTTGAATTACTTTTTAGAAAATAACAAGGAGATATAATGGCAAAAGGTAAGAAAGACTATTTAAAAATGCAAAACGATTACTATGATGAATATGCTGCTAAGTGGTCTTTAGATTTTAGAGATCCAGTAGTTGGATCATATGATGCTCACAATAACTGGAAAGACTATGATGAATTTCTTTTTAAAGATTTTGATACCTCTGGTTTAGTAGCACTAGATTATGGATGTGGTCCAGGAAGAAACATTGTAAAATTTAATAGTAAGTTTGAAAGAATTGATGGAGTAGATATTTCAGATGTTAATCTAGAAAAGGCTAGAGTTAATTTACAACATAATAATATAGAAGTTCCAAACCTTTATGTTACACCTGGAGATAACCTATCAATGATTGAAAATAATGTTTATGATGTAATGTTTGCAGTAATTTGTTTCCAGCATATTTGTGTTCACGATGTTAGGTTTAACATTCTTAAAGAAGCTTACCGTGTTCTTAAAGATGGTGGAAAGCTTTGCTTCCAGATGGGATTTGGTGGAAAAGAAGGTATTCCAACGGCTGGATATTATGATAATCTTTATGATGCTGCAAGTACAAATGGTCATTCAGATGTTAGCGTTACTAATGAAGATGAGTTAATTGATGATTTAGTTAACAAAATTGGATTTAAAAATTATAAGTCTGACATTAGACCAACTGGTCCAGGGGACAATCATAGAAATTGGATTTGGGTTCAGGTTGAAAAATGATTTACATATCCCATCGTGGTAACTTAACTGGAAAGCATCATGATCTTGAAAATAGTCCAGTCTATGTTTATCAAGCTATAGATAAAGGTTTTGATGTAGAGGTTGATCTTCGTCATAAAGACGGACAGATATTTTTAGGTCACGAAAAGCCTCAATATTTAATAGACGATAACTTTATTGATGAATGCAGAGAAAATTTGTGGGTTCATTGTAAAGATAAAGAGTCTTTAAAGTATGCTCTTGATGAAGATTTGAATTGCTTTTTTCATAAAGCAGATGACTATACTTTAACTAGTAAAGGTTATGTATGGGCATTTCCAGGAGTAGCAAAGGCAAATTCAAATACAATTGCAGTTCTTCCAGAACTATTTAGAACTGTAGAAGAAATGAAAGATTTAGACTATCATGGCTACTGCTCTGATTTAATTGAATATATAAGGAGTAGTCACAATGTTTAAAGAGATAGATTATAACAAACACTTTGTTATTGGTACACCGCTTGTGGGATGGAAAGCAGACATGGGTGAAGAGATGTCTTGGCTAGAAAACTCAAAACAAATAGTTGAAAAATTCCCGAATGCAAAATTCTTCACTGCATTAGAACTTGATAGCAGAGGTCTACAGCCTTTTGAAAGAGTTTTGAATGCATTAAAAGAGATCAACGGAGATTTCTGGACATATACAGTAAATGATATGGAAAGCACTGTAACCTCTTCTAACAGATGGATTAGAATTGAAACTGGTAGAAATCTTATTAGAGAGTTTGCACAAAGACTTCGTAAAACTTCTGGACATCATTGGGGAGAAGATTGCACAGAAGAAAATGTCGGAGTTGTAAACTATGATGCAATTTTATATGTTGACTCAGATATTATATTAACTGCAGAACTTATTGAGAAATTGTTTGAAGTAGATCATCCAATTGTTAGTGCAGATGTTCCAGCATATGGATTAAGAGGCAAGGCTGTTTCTGATAATCCAAGAATTGAAGAGCACTGGAACACTGCAGGTATGCTTTTAGTAAACTCTCCTGCATTCTATGACCTACCTTGGTATCACAATGCATATCTTAATTTAAGTGATGATCCAACATTCCAGTCAATGGCTGAAAGGTTAAAGGTAAGGGTTGGAATAGAAAACTTAGATCATACATACGGCATGACGTGGGTAAGAAAAGATATAAGAGCAGAACATAGAGGACAGCTTCTTCCTGTTGAAAATAGAAGAATTCCTCCTAGAGATATATAAATTTCCTTAGGATGGGAAACGACCTAGACAAGTCGTAAAACTGTCTACTATTATTTGTGATAAACTAATTAGATGCACAAAAAGTTTTTAGCCTCAATATTTTCAGTATTGTTAGTTTTTGCTCAAGCAACACCAGCCAGTGCATCAGACTCTATTAGGTATAAATCAACAGAAATTCAGGTAATTCCAAAGGGAAAGTGGACCACTCTTAGATTTAATGGTGGAAAGACTGAAATTCAGGGTAATGGAAAAAGATCTTTATTTTGTTATCAGGCTGGCATTGATACAACAGGGAAGAAAAGACCATCGTATATTAAACTAAGAATAACAAGAATAGTTCCAGGTGCAAATGATCCTAGTGCTACTAATACATATTTCTTTACTGAAAAACCAGGAAGCGAATTTGTAGCTTCTAATTGCTGGAATATTGTTACAACTTATCCTGTTGTAGTTCAAATTAGAATTACTGGCGGAAGTAAAACATATAACTCAGACATAAGACAATTTAAAATGTGGACTCCAAATGCAGATTATCCACAAGACCTTTCTGATTTTATTCCCGAAACAACTATTAATTAGTTTAGTAGTAATGATATAATAGATTTGTTAGATACGTCTAACAAGGAGTCTATGCAATAAATTGAAAAAAATCTTTTCCTACCTACTATTACTTCCAATAATATCTGCTACAATGATGTTTTTGATTCTGCCAGTAACCCAGGCAAACACTCCGCTTGTATGCAATATGTCTACAATTACTGGAGATGATGATGGATCTTTTCCAATGACTCTTCCATTCAGTCTTCAGCTAGGAAATACTAACTACAATAAAATATATTACAGCACAAATGGTCTTATGTCATTTGGACAACCAGATGGTAATTATTGGAGTTATCCACAGACTCCATCTGTAACTCTTGCAGGTAGAGACTGGGTTTCATTTGGTCCAGGTGCTTATACTTCATATGGGTATAATCAGGACTCATTTTGTATTGAGTGGTCAGTTCGCCCATTCCCACAGTCATCTGGTGATTTAACACAGATTAGATTAGTTGTAAATGTATTTCCTAATGGTGGATGGCATGGTGAGATTACAACTCTTGGATGGATTCCCCCAGACATTAGGCGTGGAATTGTATGGGAACAAAATGGTACACCATTACCAATTGGAGCAGCATTTGATGTAAATGGTGGAGTTCCAATTGAAGTTGCCCCTGCTCCAGCACCTACGAGCTTTACAGAGCCCCCTGCAATACCTACTCAATGTTGGGATGGAAGCACAATTTATGCTCCTGCTGTATGTCCAGTAGAACCAAGTCCTACGCCTACTCCTGAACCTA